AGCCGTTCAGCAAGCAAATAAATATAGTATCAGTCCTTCGGGATATGATACCGCCATATATCAAGGCGATTTAGTCATATTTGCAGGTGGATACATTAACAGGTCAGCAGTTGGTTCTGCTAACAATGTTGGTGTGTTTTCACATGTATATTATGTTGCTACTGACGGTACTCCTACCTATAAGAATTACTATCCAGCAGATACAACGGCACTTGGTGGCGGAGCTATAGACGTATATGTTTATGACGACCCTAATCAATTGTTTGTTGTTCAAGCGGATGGTGCTTCGGCTGTAACATGTATTGGCAGAAATGCTGACACAGACGGCATAGGTGGAAGTTCAACAACTGGCGTCTCCACTCGCGAACTAGACTCTAGCACCATAGCAACTACTCAAGCACTTCAGCTTAAAATAGTAGGAGTTGTCCAAGATGATTCAAACGGAGATCTCGGAAGCAATAACGCTAATTTGGTAGTACAAATTAACGAACATGCTTATAGAGGTCCTGTTGCAGGAACTTAAGGAGTAATTTAGATGGCTATTAGTAGAGCACAATTAGTTAAAGAATTGCTTCCAGGACTTAATGCATTATTCGGACTCGAATATGATCGTTATGATAGGGAACATGAAGAAATTTATGAAACCGAATCTAGTGATCGTGCTTTTGAAGAAGAAGTAATGTTGACAGGTTTTGACGCAGCACCCGTTAAATCAGAAGGGGCAGGCGTAGCATTTGATTCGGCTCAAGAGGCCTTCACATCGCGCTACTCTCACGAAACTATAGCACTGGCTTTCAGCATCACCGAAGAAGCGGTCGAGGATAATTTATACGACAGATTGTCGGCTAGATACACTCGCGCGCTTGCTCGTAGCATGTCGAACACCAAGCAAGTCAAAGCGGCTTCAGTATTAAACAATGCATTCTCATCAAGTTACGTCGGAGGCGACGGTAAAGAGCTTTGCGCAACGGATCACCCAACTGTGGGTGGACCTAATTTGCGTAATGAACTTTCTACCGCATCGGATCTAAGCGAAACTTCATTAGAACAAGCGTTGATTGATATTGCAGCTTACACTGACGAGCGTGGTTTAAAAGTAGCACTACAAGGAACGAAATTAATCATTCCTAAAGAGCTACAGTTCACTGCTGACAGATTGTTGGAAACACCAGGCAGAGTCGGAACCGCAGATAATGATATAAACGCAATGCGTAACATGGGCATGGTCCCAGAAGGTTACACTGTGAATCATTACCTCACCGACACTGACGCATGGTTCATTAAGACTGATTGTCCGAACGGATTTAAAATGTTTAATCGTTCGCCAATCAGAACTTCAATGGAAGCTGATTTTGATACAGGGAATGTTCGCTATAAGGCTAGAGAAAGATACTCGTTCGGTTGGTCCGACCCACGAGCAGTATTTGGTAGCCCTGGAGCATAAGTTTAACTTATCTTAAATGGAACCCGGGCGGGGGTTTCTTACTCAACCCGCCCACTTTATTTACACACCCCCATTTTTTCTGATATAGTAGAATTACTAGGATAATTATATTTGTTTTATCGACTGACCTAGCAGACAAGCCGAGACGATAAGACTTATTTTTTCAGGAGAAAAGATTATGGCGAATTCGACATTTAGTGGACCAGTCAGGTCCGAAGGTGGTTTTGAACAAATCACGGTAACAGCATCAACTGGTGCAGTAACCACAAATCTTGACGTTGACTCAAGCGGTAATATAACTACAACAGGATATGTTTCTGCTTATTCCAATATTAGTAGCATCACAACAGCAACAAAAAGCGTAGAATCAACTGATTCAGGTACTGTTTATACTTTAAATAGAGCGGCAGGTATTGTGGTTACACTACCTACAGCAGCAGCAGGTTTAAACTACACTTTCATAGTTGGTACAACTTTTACAGGTGCAGGACAAATTAATACAGATAACACCAGTGATTTATTTTCTGGTTTTGCTCAATTATTTGATCCAGCAACAGCCGGAGACACTAATACCTTTATACCTGATGCCAGCAATGACGATACCATTGATTTGGGATCAGCAGCACAAGGTTGGTTAGTAGGTGGAGTAATCCGTTTATACGCTACAACAGCAGCAGTATGGCATTGTGAAGCATTCCTACACGGGGATGGTACTTTAGCAACTCCATTCGAGTAAGGAGTAAATAATGGCTATATCAGATGTCAAAGCAGTCACTATAACTGCTGACACAGTTGCTCTAGATGCTGATGGTATATCGGTAGCAGCAGCGGTAGGAAATAACGCAGCACTTGTAATAGGTGGCGCGTTGGCTTCTGGCGGTGCGGTTGCTCTTGATTCTGGAAGAGTAGTAACTATTCTTTCTGCTGGGAATGATGCAGCTAAATCATTCACTGTTACAGGTACTGATGTTAATGGGGATTCCCAAACAGAGTCAATAACAGGTGCTAATGCAGGCACAGCTACTGGGTCTTCATATTTTAAAACAATATCAGGTATTTCAGCAGTTGGTAACCCAGCTGGTAACGTATCCGCAGGAATCAATAATTCCGCGGCGGATGTTATTTTTGCAGGTCCGGGGAGATTAAAAGGAACGTTTATAGTAAGTTCAGCAACAGCTGGAACTATAGATTTTCTAACAACTTCTCCTGTAGGAACAAGTAGAATGAAATTAGGAAGTGTTGCTAGTGCAACTGTATCCAGAGACGTAACAATGCCAGATGATGGTGTTTATTTTTCAGCTGGAATTTATGTCCAATACACACGTAGCACTTTTGGAACAATGACAGCGTTTCACGCTTAATCGGAGAAAACTATGCCAGGAATGAGAAACAGAAGAGAAGCTATTCGCAATGGCCAAGATTGGACTAAAAGTAAATCTGGTTACATGGGCGGTGGCGAAGTTATGGGCTATGAGCACGGCGGTAAGGTTAAAAAGAAATCTAAGAAAGATTATGGCGGCTAGAAATGGCTACATCAGAAACTACTTCTTTTGATCTTAGTGTTGATGAGCTTATAGAAGAAGCTTACGAACGTTGTGGTTTAGAACTGCGCACAGGATATGATTTGGAGACTGCTAGACGGTCTTTGAACATAATGATAGCAGAGTGGTCTAATCGTGGTCTTAATCAATGGTTAATAACCAAGCATAATTTTACTGTAACACAAGGAACTAACTACCAAGATCTAGGAACAGATATAGTAGACATTACCTCTGCTGTGGTTCAACGCGATAGCAAAGATTATCAATTAGAAAGGCTTAGTCGTTCAGATTATTTATATATACCCAATAAAACTGCACAAGCTAGACCTAACCAGTTCTTTTTAGAAAGACACATTACACCGCGTGTGTATTTATACCCCACTCCTGAAAATTCTACCGATGTAATTTATTATTATGCTTTAACTAGAATGCAAGATGCCGGGGACTTTACTAATAACATGGAAACTGTTTTTAGATTTTTGCCTTGTATGACAGCAGGGTTAGCTTATTACATAGCAATGAAAAGAGCACCCGATAGAATGGCTCTTTTAAAACAGGTTTATGATGAGGAATTTGATCGAGCTGCTTCTGAAGATATAGATTCAGTGAGTTCTCGTTTTCTTCCTCCTAGAATGATAGTTTAGTAATGGCTTTTGCATCAGCTAAATACGCATTCGGAATCTGCGATATATGTAGCCAACGTTTTCGTTTAAAGACACTACAGACTCAATGGGATGGTGTTAAAGCTTGTTATGAGTGTTTTGATGTTAAACATCCTCAATTAGAGGCCCCTCATGTTAGACCAGATGCAGAGGCTCTTTTACAGCCTAGACCTGATGTAAGCGTAGTACCAAGTGCATTTACTGTTTACACAAACGTTGGATTAGGTATTATTGGTACAGTATTAACAACACCGACTGAAATGACTGCTTCCGTAGGTGATGTTACAATAACAACGACATGAGTTTTACGTACAGCACATTAAAAACAGCCATAGAGAATTATGTAGATACTTCTGAGACTACTTTTGTGGCTACGTTGCCTACGTTTATTTTACAAACAGAAGAACGTATATTAAAGAATGTATGGCTGGACAATTTTAAAAAGAATGTAACTGGTACAGCAACATCCGGTACAACTTATCTGGCAATGCCCAATGATTTTTTAGCTCCTTTTAGCTTAGCTACAATTAGCACGAGCAATGTTTATAATTATCTTTTATTAAAACAAGTAAGTTTTATGAAAAGCTATAAACCAGTATCAACCGAGACCGGGGCTCCTAAATATTACGCGGAGTTTGATAGTGACTCTTTTATTTTAGCCCCTACACCAAATGCTAACTTTACGTTTGAACTGCATTATTTTTATAGGCCTACTTCTTTAACAGCAGGAGCAGATAGTGGTACAACATGGTTATCTCAAAATGCTATTAACTGTATGCTTTATGGAGCATTAGTAGAAGCAGGTACTTTTTTAAAAATGGATCCAGCTGAAATAGGCGGGTATGAACAACGATTTCAAGATGCTTTAGACAGGCTTAGAAACACTAGCGAAGGCGCTGGAACACAATCACAATACAGATACGATCAAGTTAGAATACCCACTACGTGAGTCAAATTAAAGAGTTAGAAGGAGCAGAAATTGCTTTGGTTGCAATGGGCGAAAGCCAATTAGACTTTCATTTAGCTAAATCTCATAGTAAGAAATGGACTGAAGTTTGGGGTATTAATGCCATGGCAGGCATAACTGACTGCGATAGAGTGTTTATGATGGACCCAGCTTCTAGGTTTTTAGACTCAGATGCTGCGGGTAGCCAAACAGGAATTATGGTTGATGTGATTAAAAGTCACCCCGGGCCTATCTATACGTGTCAACTAGACGAAAGATGTCAGGGCTTAGTTGAGTACCCTTTACTTGATGTTGTTAAAGCTACGAAATGCTCTTATTTTAATAATACAATTCCTTTCGCTATTGCTTTTGCTTTATATAATAAAGTGGCTAAATTAAATCTATTTGGTATAGATTTCACCTATAAAGGTAATTTACATTTTGCTGAGGCGGGGAGATCCTGTGTAGAGTTTTGGTTAGCTAAGTGTATAGAAAACGGAATGGTAGTAAGTGTTGCTCCTAGATCGGGGCTTTTAGATACTGATGTTCCAATCCAGGAGAAATTATACGGCTATCATCGTCTTGAGGATCCAACATTAATTCTAATAGATGAAGATGAGGAGTTTTTTAATATGGGGTTTAAAGAATACAGTAAACTTATGAAAGAAAAGCACAGGGAAGAGGGGGAAGTTATTATGACGGTTAATACCCCACCCGAAGCAAAGAGGTATTAATATGATAGAAGTAAATACAGCAGGGAGTTTGGGCGCTATAGAAGTTGTTACCACTGAAAACAAAGGGCATTCACCTGAATTTTGGGCGGAAACATGCACGGCTAGAATCTGTAGTATATCGGATAATGCAGAGCCCCACATAAAGCTACAAGCAGAAGCTTTCAGACTAGCA